GAACCACACATAATGGACTGTTGGTCAGTCTGTAGTGACATTGAGACATTGTTCAAACAGATAGGTGACGGTGAACGTGAGCCTACACATGATGAACTGATGAATGCTTTGATGGGTATGCAGCAGGTGTACCAGTGGAAGTTTGAGCAGTTGTTCTTTAAGTATGAGACTGTTATAAAATCAGGGTGCAAAAAGAATGATTAGACGCATGAGTGAAGAAGAGCGAAAACGATCTATGTTCAGAGAACAAGTTAACAAGTGGAGAAAACCAATGAGAGATCACGCAGAAGATATTGTGAACGAACCACAACACTACGCACGGTGGAAAATAGAACCTATCACATACATTATGATGAACGGGTTTGAGTTCTGGCGTGGGAACATCATCAAGTATGCCAGTCGTGCAGGTTACAAGCCCTACGAGGGGATGAGTGAAGTTCAAAGTGAGATAACAGACCTAGAAAAGGTCATACGGTATGCACGGATGCGTATCAATCAACTTGAGGGAAAGGATAAGTTATGACTAAAGAAGAGCTACAGAAACTAATCAAGGCACTGGAGAAATCACCTGACGTACCGTTAGAGGAAGCAATCTACCTGATACGCACAAGGCAACGAGAGTTAAATGATTTGGAGATAGAATATGAGCTTAACTGGGCTTGAGATCAAGAAGATGTGCATAAGGTTGGCCTACAAGTACAACCGTGTTGACATGAGAGACGACTTAATATCAGAGGGTATGTTGGCAATATACGAAAGGTTGGCGGTTAATCCAGATGAATATCCTGCAAGCCTGTACAGACGCGCCCACAGGGCCATGCACGACTATATCAACAGGAGGTCTAGAGTTGTTCATATACCCGACTCAAGGACAGCAGAAAGCATATCAAAGGGTATAGAATATAAGCACCAGAACTACTCAGGTAAAGGAAAAGAGGAACTGACAAAAGCACTGTCGGCTACATCTGTTAACTTCGAGGAAGAATTATCTTTGTCTGTTAAAGACTGTACACATAAGTATGAAATTCAAGATTACATAGAAAAAGCACTTGATCTGCTAGACGACACACAACGAGATATTATATGTAAGAGGTACTTTGAAGGTATATCACAACCGGAATTGGCGGAACTTTATGGGGTCACTCAGCAGTCTATCTCAAGAAAGGAGGATTCGGCGCTCTATAAAATGTCAAGGTTGTAACAATTCGTGAAGTGTGGAAATTAAAAATGGGTCTATATAAGTAAGTATGACCCTCTTAAGTTACCTCTAGAGTTACTCTAGCGTTACTGCGCTTCGTCGTTGATACTATAAGAAGTTACTCTAGTGTTACACTAGTGTTACCCCTTTTCTGTTCACCGACGACGACTATAACACTAGATAACTTATGTATAAGGAAATGATTGTATGACTGACAAAAGCAACCTGCCGTGTCCTTATGTGTCGTGTGGGTCTTCAGACGCATTTAGCTACAACAGCAATGGTTACGGTAAATGCCATTCTTGTGACACCAACTACCCGTCCCGTCAGAATATGTTTGATTGGGCTAAAGAAAAGTACCCTACGATAGAAAAAGATGTCTACTCGTTTACGCCTAAGAATATAAAGGAGATTCCCTTAAAGGCTATTGAGCCATCAACTCAACAGACCCCCAGCAGTGGAAAATATGAGACTATGCGGGGAATTGACGAGGGGGTTATGGCAGAATATAATGTCCTGACCTACCCAGATCGACAGGAGTATATCTACCCCAGCGGGGGAATTAAAGTTAGAACTCTCCCAGAGAAAGGTTTCTTTGCTAAGAGTGGTTTTAAGTCTGACGAACTGTTTGGGATGAATTTGTTTACCGCTGGCTGTAGTAAGGTTATCACTATTACAGAGGGCGAACTGGACGCTATGTCAGTGTTCCAAATTGTACAAAACAAGTTTACTAATCCTGTTGTGTCGCTACCGTCAGCTACGCCATCTAAAAAACTGTGGGAGAATTGTGCTGAATGGCTTGGTAGTTTTCAGAAGATTGTTCTTTCAGTAGACAACGACGAAGCTGGAAATGCCTTAGCTGATAATATCTCTAAGCTATTCCCTAACAAGGTCTATCGTGTTGACCATAGGCCATACAAGGATGCTAATGAGTTCTTACAGGCTGGTAAGGCAGAAGACTTTAAGCAGGCGTGGTGGAACGCACCGAAGTATACCCCTGAGAATGTGATGAATAGCACACAGGACTTCTTGTCGTTGTATAAGGATACGCCTGAGCATCAATATGTTAAAACTGGGATTGAGGCTCTAGACGATAAGATCATGGGTTTGATGCAGGGTCACTTCACGGTGATCAAGGCCCCCACAGGGATTGGTAAGACTGAGATCATGCGTTACTTGGAGTACAACATGATAAAGAAAGGTATCCCTATCGCTTCATGGCACTTGGAGGAGACAAAGCTACGGTCTCTACTAGGTCTAGTGTCATACGAGTGTAATGACAACCTTACACGCAGAGACTTGATTGACTTAAAGGGTGCTAACGATCAAGTTGAGGAGGCCATTCGTACTCTGACTGTGAATGAGAATTTCTACCAGTTCTACTTAAGTGATGGACAAGATGCTGATGATCTGATCGAACAGATACGTTACTTTGCAGTAGCATGTGGTGTTAAGTTTGTGTTCTTTGAGCCTATCCAAGATGTTTTGGTTGGTTCGTCAGAAGAAGGTAAAGAACAGATTCTGGCTGACTTATCTGTGCGCCTATCTAAGGTCTCTGCTGAGTTGAACGTGGGTATCGTGTCTATCGCCCACACTAACGATGATGGTCAGATGAAATATTGTCGTATGATTGGGCAACGTGCGTCAGTTATTATTAACTTAAGTCGAGATAAGGAGTCTGAAGATATACAAGAGCGTAACACAACGTATCTAACTGTTGAAAAGAACCGCCCATGTTCCGAAGAAGGTAACGCAGGGGTTATGACGTTTAACACTGAGACATTTACATTAACGGAGGTATGATATGATTGAAGTTAAGATTACAGAGACGCATTTAGAAAGTGCAAAAACCCTAGCTAAAAACCTTGGTCAACTAAAAAACTCTATTACTGGGGGAGATGGTAACTTAGCTGGTTTTATAGGAGAGGTAGTTGTTTCAGAAATTACTGGGTCTTCTCACTCTAACACCTATGACTACGACTTAATTTTACCTAGTGGTAAAACCGTAGATGTAAAGACAAAGAGAACTAATTACGCACCCAGAGAAAACTACGATTGCAGCGTAGCGGCGTTCAATACTAAGCAAAAGTGTGACTACTACGCATTTGTAAGGGTTAAGAACGACCTGTCTGTTGCTTGGATACTTGGGTTTTATGAAAAGTCCCTCTATTTCCAAGACGCAAATCTTCATAAGCGGGGAGATTACGACCCCGATAACAGGTTTACCTTTAAGGCAGACTGCTACAATATAAAAATATCAAACCTTGTGGGGTGTCCTTAAAATGACAACAGTATTCGACATTGAAACAGATGGTCTATTAGATGTGTTGACCAAAATTCATGTCATGTCTTGGTCTAACGACATGGGTGAAGTTAAGCATACCCATGACTACGATGAGATGCGTTATGTATTACTCAACACAGAAACTCTGGTAGGCCACAACATCATACGCTTTGACATACCTGCGATAGAAAAAGTGCTAGGTATCAAGGTAAAGGCTCGTTTGATAGACACCTTAGCTTTATCTTGGTATCTACACCATGACCGCTTGAAGCATGGGCTTGAGGGCTACGGAGAGGAGTATGGAGTGCCTAAACCTGTGATTAAGGATTGGAACACCCTGACGCCACAAGAGTACGCTCACAGGTGTGATGAAGATGTTAAGATCAACAACCGTCTGTGGCGTGATTTAGACATGAAGCTAAACAGGCTTTATGGAGAGCCAGAAGATAAAGACCGTTTGGTAGACTACCTGTCGTTCAAGTTAGACTGTGCCAGAGAGCAGGAGGCCCTACAGTGGAAATTAGACGTACCTAAAGCTCAATCAGCCTACGATGAGATCATGTCACTAAAGGTAGAAAAGGTAGAGCAACTGGCTGATGCTATGCCTAAGCGTATTCTAACTCGTATTGCTACAAGACCTAAACGAGATAAATACAAGAAAGACGGGGAGTTGTCGTCAGACTGGGAGAAGTGGATTGACCTGTGTTTGCAATACAGACAACCAGAGACGACTATAAAGTTTGTCGTTAAGACAGGTGAAGAGCGTGGTAACCCTAACTCTAACGAGCAGGTTAAAGACTGGTTGTATTCTTTAGGGTGGAAACCAAGTACATATAAGTTTACAAGGAACAAGGTGACAGGTGATGAAAAACAAATTGCACAAATACGGAATAACGCAGAGCTATGCCAAAGTGTGCGAAGCCTTGGACAGGTTGACCCTGCTGTGGACCTTCTTGACGGTCTCACTGTTCTTACTCATAGGGCTGGTATACTTAAATCTTTTCTAGAGTGTCACAAGGATGGTTGGCTAGAGGCAGGTATTGCAGGTCTAACCAA